TAGAATCAAATCATGGTTCTATGGTTTTAAGACGTGCTATGGCAAAAGGAATGACTAAATCTTTTATTAAATCTTATAACCAAATTTTAGAAGTAGGTAAAGGTTGGAACTGGAAAGAAAAACATTTCATAGATACAGGTAAAGGTAGAATATTATTTGGACACCAATTCTCTCCTGATGTTTCTAAAGCTGTTGCTCAATATGCTCTATCAGTTGTTCAGGGACATTATCATACAATAAGTGAAGTAAGATTTCATGGAAACGATTTTCATTTAAACTTTGGTATGACTGTAGGTTGCTTAATTAACAAAGATGCTTTAGCTATGAATTACATGAGACTTAATTTAAAAAAACCTATTTTATCTTGTGGACTAATTACAAATGGTATGCCACATTTAACACCAATGTATTTGAAACGTAACGGAGATTGGGATAACAATATCTATATATGAGAGAAGTAAGTTTGAAGGAACTGCTTTTTAGTGAAACTGCTACAAGACTTGGAATAGATAATACTCCAACTGACCAAAACTTAATTAATCTACAAACATTAATCTATGAAGTTATAAATCCAATCATAAATGAATTTGGCGACATCAAAATAACTTCAGGTTATAGATCTCCTGCTTTATGCAAAGCCATAGGTTCTTCTGCTACATCACAACACGCATTTGGTATGGCAGTTGATTGCGAAGTTATTGGAGTGCCTAATAAACAACTTGCTGACTGGGTTGTTAATCATTTAGAATTTGACCAATGTATTTTAGAATTTTGGAAACCAGAAGAAGTTAATTCAGGGTGGGTTCATATCTCTTACAACAAAGCTGGTAATCGTAAAATGTATTTAAGAGCATACAAAGCTAATAATAGAACAGTCTATGAAGTCTTATAAAAAACAAGTTGGTGGAAGCCACTACAAGAATTACAAAATCCAACCAGTAGAATTTATCATTAAAAATAATATTGGATTTTGTGAAGGAAACATAATAAAGTACGTGTTGCGATTTAAAGAGAAGGGTGGTGTCCAAGACTTAGAAAAGGCAAAACACTACATAGAACTGCTAATAGATTCAACTAAAAGTAGATAATATCATTTAAAACGATTTATAGCTTGTTTTAACGCACGTGGCTTTAAATACAAGAAAACGACAACCAAACCTATAATATCAAAAAAAAAGGGTAATTTGTCGGTTTAAATAGGCAAATTTAAGGAGTTTTATATGTCAAATTACGTAATAACTACAATAGACCCAGATTATTTCTCGGAAACACACACTATTGGTGCTACATCAGCACAATCATCAGCAGTAATAACTGGTTCAGGAACAGTTAGAATATCAATATCAGGAACTCATGCACATATTAAGTTTGGTGCTAATCCAACAGCTACAGAAGAAGATGTTATGCTAACACAAGATTCTGTTAATTTATTTAAGTTTAAATCTGGCGATAAAATTGCTTTCATCAAAGGTGGTGATGGCACTGGTCAGATTAACATTTGTGCAATAGATTAATATGTTACCAGCTTTAGGTGCTTTTGCACCATTATTAAATACAGTTTTTAAAACAATAGAGAAATCTATTCCTGATAAAAATTTGCAAGAGAAGTTAAAAGCTGATTTGAATATGCAACTTCTTACTTCTGGTACTGAAGAATTAAAAGCATCTGCACGAATAGTTGAAGCAGAAGCTAAAGCAGGTTGGTTTGCAAGTTCTTGGAGACCACTTTTAATGTACATCTTAATTGGTATCTTAGTTCTTAACTATATTATATCTCCTATTATTTTAGCTTTGTTTTCTAAAAAGATTGGAATTGAATTACCTTCTGATGTTTGGACTTGTTTAAACATTGGACTTGGTGGTTATGTAGTTGGTAGATCAGGAGAATCTATTGCTAGAACTTTAGCATCAAGACCAAAACCAAACGATCAAGAAAATGGATAATCTAAAATTAAGCGACCAAACACAAGTATCTTTACCTATTAAAAATATTGTAGCGATTGTATCTGCTATCGTTGTAGCTGTTTGGACTTACTTTGGAATTGTTGAAAGATTAAATAGATTAGAGACTAATGAAAAGTTAATGGCTCAAGATCTTCTTAAAAAAGCAGATCAAACTCCCAAGAACCAAGAATTATTTATGTTAATTGAGTATCAAGCTAAATCAATAGATAAACATTCAAAACAATTAGAAGAAAACGTACACACTAAAGTATTAATTAATCAACTAGAAAAAAAAGTTGATAAACTAGAAAAAGAATTAGATTCATTAAGAGGTAAGTAATGGTTGAAGTAGTGTTTGCTTTACTGATGTATATGAATGATAAACTTGAAGGTTATTCACCTAAAGCTAATATTGCTGATTGCCTAGAACAGAAACGTAAAGTTGAACGTGATGGAAATCCTGATGTTACTAAATGGCAGTGCAAAGAAGTTGAAGCTATTATAGAAACTGATAAGCATGGAGTTAAAAGAATTAAAGAAATTAAATCAAAATGAACTTCTACTTAATCACTTATGCTGTAAGCTTTGTGAAAGTAAATGATGAGAGTATAAAAGAAGATATAGCTTATTGCAGATTCTTTGACACAGATTGTTTTGTAAATGCTAGTTCTTTTTTAGCTTCATTAAAACAAGTTAAAAAACTTAGAATCACAGGAGTTGAGTTTGAAGTAGAGGAATGTGGTTGGCACGATTATTATGAAGATATTTCAAATACTATTCACTAACTTAACTGCACTTCAAAGTATTCTATTCCATCATTGGGAAAGCTTTTTAATTGCGATTTTGGTAATAGCTTTAATATTTGGTCTACACTTTTAAATATAATCTTATCAGCTAAAGGAAAGCAAATAGTAAATTTAGTATGATAGTTTGTAAAAGCTTGTTCAAAATAAATATATCTTTTAACATCTCTAACTTTAATCTTAGTTAAAGTCTTACCATGTTCCCAAGTTGCGTTTTTTAATTCAACAAAGAACTGCTCTTGCTTATGTGCTTCTTTAGGTGCGTATACGAAGTAGTCTGGGAAAGCTTTGATAAGTGTTGGGAGTTTGGCAAACAAAGGTATAACACTTTCAGCGAAAGATTGAGAATCGCTAACAGCATTAAGACCAAGCTTCCTGTAAAGATAGCCACGATTAATGCAATACTGAACGAAACGATCTTCACTAATGTTAAGATAATTCTTAGTGCGATTTTCATAAGATTCATGGTTAAAATTCTGAATATAATTTTTTTCATTCATTAATTTAATTTGTTTGATTTTTTTTGATTATCATGTGCAGTTAAATATTGCAAATTCCATTCAACATGAAGTCCACATACGTTCTTGTTTTGAAGTGGTACTATATGATCTACATGAAAACCCTTTGGGCAATTTTTGTATATCTCTTTTATTTTTTTAAGATTAGCAAATTTAGGTGTAGCATTTAATTTAGTAGCACGTCTTTTAGCTTCACGTGCGTTAAATAAATTGCGATTATTTGGACAATATATTTTGTTATATTCTTTTTGATATTCTTTATTACGTAAACGATATTCTATAATTTTATCTGCGTTATTTAAACGATAATTTTTTGAATAATCTTTTATTTTGTTGCAATTTTTTAAGTAATAAACTTTCTTTGCTTTTAATATTTTATCTTTATTCTTTAAATAATATGCTAACTGAGATTGTTTTATTTTATCTTTGTTCTTTAAATTATATTCTTTTTGATATTTATTTCTTATCATTCATTTAACGACTTAGTTCACGATTAGTAACTAACCAGCTTCTATATAAATCTACCCAAGACTGTAAGTTAGCATATTTGCCTTTAAGAATTGAATAGTTCTTTTCTGCAACTAATAAACCTTCTACTAATGTTGCGTAGTTATCATCAGCATAAGCCCACTTTTCTGCTTCACTTACACTGCAATTCTTTTCTAATTTCTTAGTAATAGTTAATTGTGCAAATGTTATTTTTTTAAATTCTTCGCAACGTCTAAATGTATATAACGCATTAGACATTTCTTCTGAGATAGAATCTAGTTCTTGTTTTATCGTATCGGGATTCTTTAGAGCAAAATCTTCCATAACCTTCCTTTACAGTTTATAGTTGTGTACTAACCTAAGCTAGTAATTCTTCAAATTTCAAAACTACTTTTGTTTCTAAAGCATCTTTAAGTCTTTTTGCCTTTTCTAACTTATGCTTTAGTTCAAAGTATTTCATAGAGACTCTATAATGTCTGTCTCTTAGGTTCTGAACTTGAGTTTTCATTTTCTCCA